TATTTCTTCAACAGTACCACCAGAAACATTAGGTGAACCTAGCAATGCATTTTGCGTAACTAGTTGTATTTTATCATACGACACAACATGTGACTGTATTGTTGTTAAACCACTATAATCTATACCAACATCACCAGATACATCTCTAGCTTGAGCTACATTTGATGTATCACCAATAAATATTTGAGCTTGATTAAGTGTTGGTAATGATGAACCACCATTAGTTGACGCACTAAATGTTAATCTTTTATTTACATCATCACTAATAACGTTGATATTAACACCACTAAAACTAACAGTGTAAGCTGACATACTATCGTTTCTATTAAATGCAACAGAACCGTTTAAAACAGTTGTTCCAGTTGTTCTAATATCTAAAGGTAAATTATAATATGTTGTCGCTGATATTGTGTTAGCTGTTAAACCGTCTGTGAAATTAGTTGGTCCAGTTACAGTCCCACCAGTGAACGTACTACCACCACCATCACTGAAACCAGTTACTGTAAATGTTCCTCCAGTATTGTTTGTGAATGTAGCTGTACCAGTAGAATAAGTACCTCCAGTAACTCTTACGTCAGTTGGTAAATTATAATAAGTTGTAGCAGAAACAGTAGTTGCTGTCATTCCACCAGTATTGGCTATAAAACCGTTTGATTGGAATGTTGTTCCAGAAATATAACCATCAGCTCTAATAAATGATGTAATACCATTTGTACTAGTCTGACCTTCTATTAATCTAGTTATGTTATCAGCATTTCCAGTACCATTCTTTATAGTTAACCCATCTAGTGTTGCATTTATAACAATTTCTGGACTTGTTGAATTGTTGTATGCTTGTTGTAAATTTGTTGTTGATACACCACCAGCAGCACCAATAGTTTCACCAAATTTTGAAGCAAAAAAGAATTGTGCTTTCGATGTATCAGTTAAATCAGTTGCTGAAGATAATAAAGTTATTACCCCGATAAGTACAGCGTTGTTTATAAAGTTTGGGAACGGTGTAAATGTTTCAGTTTGTAAATTTTGAACAGCTTCAGCAAAATTAGCATAGACATGTTGTCCATACATAACCCTAATTGAACCATTTTGAAGCAAGTATACTCTTTGATTTGTTGCTTTAGTACCCGATATTAATGTTTTAACACCGTTTAAATCATAATTCAACGGGTCTATCAATGTTGTGTTTGTAATTGTACCACCAGTTTGTGTACGATATTGGAATGTAGTTGGTGAACCACCACTAACATAGAATGAGTTAGGACTAAGTTCATCAGCAGAAAAATTAATACCTAACCCATAAATGTAACCAGCACTATTATTTATTGTCAAATCAGCATTTGGGGAAGGATAAACACCACCGTTAATTAAGTTTATAGGTATAAACATATCTCTTAATTGTCCCAAAGGTGTTAAAATATAATCTGGTTGTGAAAAAACCAGATTAATTACTGTTTTATCTGGGTGACCAAGTTTACCCAAGAAAATATTTTGTCTTCTTTGTGTTGGAGTTAAAGGTGTTGGTTGTTGTTCTATAGTACCACCACTTGTAATATATACAAATGTTTCAAAAGCAGTATTAACATAATTATCTGTGTGTGTTCCACCAGTATATTCTACATATGTTAAAAATGGTATTGTTGGATTTGTTACATCATCAACAATAAACCCTTTTAATGGTGCAACACCAAAAGTAGAATTAGTAACCTTTGATAACCCACTAAACTCAATAACACCAGTGTTAGCTTGTGTTGAACCAATATTATAACCAATTATAACCCAATTAACACCATCACTAATCAATTGAACTGAATTACCTTTGGTTAATAAAACATCATTTCTATCATCAATAAGTTCACCAAATTGTGAAATAACATTCACAATACCATCATCTTCATTCTTAATCACCAATAACTTACCTTGAACACCAACCGCAGACATCAAAAATATATCCAAAGTACCACCAGTAACAGTTAAAAAATAATCAGCAGTAGTTGCTGTATAAGAACCAGTTAAGTTTTTTTGTGGAAGAATAATACCACCAGTAGATGTTATACCACTAGTTTGTGTCAAACCAGTAACATTCAATGTATCAGCAGTTAAACCACCAGTATAAATAGTTGGACCATAAACTGTACCACCAGATAATGGTAAATAATCATCAGCAAAAGAAGGTAGATTAAGATATGTTGTAGCGGATACTGTTGTAGCAGATAGATATGGAGTAAATAAATTACCAGTCATCGTATCACCAGTTCTAGCTACTCTATCCCAACCAATTGGTAGAATTGAACCAGCTGTCGTTCCAGATGCATAAAGGATAACGTCAGCTATGTTTATTGCTAATTCACCTAGTTGTAAATCACCAGCACCTGGAACTTTCCCAGCAACATTTGAACGTTTGATTAAAAACGTATTCTTTCTATTTGCCATATATAATGGTATGTCTTAAAAATCTCTATAAAGAGTTATGGTATTGGGTTATGTAACCTCTATAAAATAAATATGCACAATCCGTAAATTGTGCATATTATAATTGTGATATTTTTAAAGTAAATCTTTTAGTGATTAACTAATTGATTATTAAGTAGTTACTAATATGTACCCCCATCGAGTACGTCAAATTCAGCCAATACTCTAACACCATTTGGTGTTGTAATATTTGTACTTCTAATTACGATATCATTTAATTGAGTTACCCAACCTCTGTTTGCATATCCAGTTGCTGATGTATATTCAGTAATATTTGGAATTTCAGTTGATGTTAAACCAGTAAATGTGTTTAACGCTCTTATGTCTAAGTTTACGTTTCCACCATTTACACCATTACCATCTTGAATTGTCCATCCAGCACCAATAGAAGTTGCAGTTGTATTTCCAGTAGGGTTATAGTTAAGTGTGATGTTAGGGTCTTCTACATATAATTGAGTAGTAAACGCTGAAATAGCTGGACCGAATACTGTTAATGAACCTTGAATAACTGCATCACCAGCAACTGATAAACCACCAGTACCAACACTTACAGCACCATCTGAAGGAACACTAAATGTATTTGTTCCATCATCATATGTGAATCCAGCTTCATCAGTCAACAAACCACTAGTACCTACATAAATAACTCTACCAGCTGTTAAATTACTAACAGTTAAACCAGATACGGTATTAAATTGAACTGGTAAATCACTTTGACCTTGATTTTGTGTAATTGTAAATGTATTTGTTGTTGGTGAATAAGTAAAACCAGTAACAAAAGTATCTGTTGATGTTAAACCAGTAACATTAAATGAAGCGTTATTATTATTATTTAATGTAATAGTACCAGCATTATAAGTACCACCAGTAACAAAAACATCAGTTAAACCAGTTATAGTTACATTGGATGCGTTTTTTCTACCTAAAACTATTGAACCATTAGGACCAGTATAAGAAACTGTACCACCAGTAACATAAATATCATTTGATATTGAATATCCAGTCAATGTACTATAATTCACAATATCATTTGCAGCTGTAGCTGTTTGATTATATGTAGCAGTTCCAGTTACAGCTAAATTATTAACATTAACAGTACCACCGTTTATTGTTGTTGAATTAAAAGTTGTAATAGTACCACCAGTAGCATTTAAAGTTGTAGTATTGATTGTACCAATATTACCAGTTGTTGCTGATAACGTACCATTAACAGTTAAACCAGTCATTGTGTTTATCAAAGCTGTTAAATCAGATTGACCAACATTTTGTTTAATAGTTAATACGTTATTATTATAAGTAAACCCAGTTACATAAGTATCAACACCAGTAATTGATGTGATATCAGCCAATACGAAACCGTTAGTAGTACCAGATAAGAATTTACCAGTTAAGTTAGTTACACCACTATATGATGTTATTTGGTTTCTAATTTTTAAGTTGTAAAGATTAGAACCAACCTCAAAGAAATTAGCACTTCCGTTAGAACCAGCTGGAACCCAATCATTACCCCCAGTTGTAACACCAGAGAACATCATTATACCAGCAGCTGTATTAACTATCGGTTCACCAGCTAACAACGTAGCACCAGAAAAAGGTGCTGCTGAATTAGGATTATTTTTTAAAATAAATCTTGTACTTCTATTTGCCATTTTAATTTGTTTTTATATAAATATGTTATTTTTTTAATAAGTTTTAAAATTCCAAATAAAACCACCAGATGACTTTAATTTTCCATTTGCTGCTTGACATACATTACCAATATGAAATCCATCTTCAAATACTTGAGCTAAATATTCATATTCCTTAACAAATACACCGTCTTTTGTATATTGTAATACTGATTTTCTCTTTATCGATTCCTTACCCCACATTGGATTCTTTTCACCGATTTGTCTATCACCTTTACCATATGCTGGGTTATATTCACCAATATTAGCTTGTCTAATTTTATCTTTTGATTCTTCTGTATGTTTTTTAAGACCAGTTTGTGATTTACTCATTTTTTGTTTAACTAAATCCGCTTTATCCTTACCAATTCTTTCTTCTAAAGTAACACCTTTTTTCTTTTTAGATAACGAATCTTTTTGTTCTTGTGTCCAAGTATTACCAAAATTAGGATTATTCTCACCAATAATAGATTTGCTTTTTTTAACTTTAGTATAGTTGGAATACTCATTAGTTAATGGGTCTTTTAAATTATAAGTTAATTCAGAATTAATACCACCATATTCATTTATCCAATGAATTTCTCTATCATCTAAATCATCAACTTCTTCAATGCATTCAAAAATAAAATTATCCTTACCATGTTTATTATATGATTTTTGTAAATATTCATTACGATGTTTATTTTGTTCTAATAAATAAAAATGTTGTCTTTTTCTTCTGATTATATCATCTGATTGTCCTACATAAACTTTATTATTTGTTAAATTTGTGATTTTGTAAATACCTTTCATAGTGTTTGTTTTTAATTTAATGTTGTTTATTTATTAATAAATATAACTAAAATTAATAAACACCACGAAATATGTCAATATATACCTCCATTCAAAAAATCGTCTTGTATTACTGAATTATTTGCTGTTATTTGTCTTAAATTTCCTAGTGAATCATAACCCAAATCCAACATAGGTGTATTTACTTTTATTGTTGAATTCCAAACTGATGACGTACCGTTTACGGTATTTATATCTCTAAATCTTTTTGCTGGTATACCAGCATCTATAGTTGCATCATTTTCTGGAACTAAATTTGTATTAAATTCTGTATAACCACTAAATAGGTTTATTTGTGAATCACCACTACATGAAATGACAGTATTCGTATAAACAGCAGTACATGCAGAAACAACGGTACCACCAGATAATTCTAGTGGTTCAATGATAAACGTTTCGTTTATGTCCGAATGATATAACGGTTTATAATTATTTGCCATTTTTTAGTTTATATTGTATTACCTATTATTTTAAATTCTCCCAATGAGTTTTGTGTTTTATATACTTTAATTGTTACTGTATCGTTTGAATCAATCATTATAGGTGATGTCATTACAGTTCCGTCAAAAACACCAATACCATTTACAGTAATAACTATCCTACTTATATCGTTAATATCAACAATTTGTGTGAAATTAATTGAATAAGGACATAAAAATGAAAAACTTGTATTAGCACCTGGTTTAAACACAAAAGCATAAGTAACTGTGTTGTTAACTTTTATCGGTTCAAACACGATATCTTCATTTCTATAAACTCGACTATCCTCAACTTCTATAGTCATTATACCTCTATTTATTGTAGGTATAACTTCAAAATCATCTTCATCTAAAATATAACCCAATAATTTCA